AAGTGCGTAAAATTGAGCGCCGTCAGGAAATCAGGGAGTATATTCCAAGAACCGATGTTTTGGAGGTGCGCAATGACAGTTGATTGGCTTTTTATTGGTTATTTACTCGGCTTTGTGACCGCTGCATGGCTTTGCCCGGCAGCTGACAGACTTTTCAGAAGGTGGAAAAAATAATGATGAATGTGCAATGTGATAAATGCGGAAAGTGGATTACACACGATACGGCTTTTTTCAGTACCATTGAGAAAGACGGTCTGAAAGTCCTGTATTTTTCCTGCCCCTTCTGCGGTGAAAAATACCACGTACATACAGAGAATGCTGAGATGCATGAGTTAATTGGGCGGCGGACTGCGGTGCAGACAATGATCAGGGTTGCCCGTGAGAAGAAACTCCGCAGGCAGACAATCAGAAAATACCAGCGCGAGCTGCAAAAGATTATTCAAAAGCAGAAGAAGCTGATGCCGGAGCTGAAGCGCCTTGGCGAAGCAATCCTGAAGGAAAGCAAAACGGAAGGATAACCGGAGGAATGCTGAAAAGGAAACAGACGGTTTCCCATCCGGCAGCTCTGCCGCCGCGCTGTGTCCGGGTGGGAGACATCGTAGCCCGCAGGCCTGAAACCTTTTCTGAATCGGTGAATGGAATTGCGGGGCCGATGAAAGGCACGGTAATTTTTGTTCATCCAAAGGGGCGTTTCCACGTGGTAGAATTCCCCGGCAAGCTCGCCGCAATCCGGGAGTCGTTCTGCGGTGTGTTATGGTAACGGTACGAAAGGCAGGGAGAATGTTTTAAAATGAAAAATAGTACATGCCGCGGCTGCGGCGCGAAAATCGTATGGGTAAAGACCGAGAAAGGGAAGCATATGCCGTGCGACCCGCAGCTGGTCCCCTACTGGGAGCGGCCGGGGGCGGCGGGCAAGGCGGTGCTGCAAATGAGCGGCCGTGTCGTGAGCTGCGACTTCGACGGGCCGCGTGATGAAGTGACAGGCTTTGCCTATGTTTCACATTTCAGCACGTGTCCGCAGTCACGGCAGTTAAAGGAATTATCGCGATACTACAGATTACATATGCGGCTGGAACGGAATCTGGAAATGCTGCAATCCTTAGAAAATGCCGCCCACCCTGGGGCGCAGTCCCTGACTGGAATGCCTCATGCGGTTGGTGTTACGGATAAGGTCGGTGATCTCGCTGTTGAGATTGCCGACCTGAAAAACCGTATCCGGGCACTCCAAGTCGAGCTGGACCGTGAGGAAACCAAGCTGAATCGTTTCATCTCTACCATTGAGAATGACCAAACGCGCACGATTTTCCGGCTGCGGTTTCTGCGGTGCCTGATGTGGAAAGAGGTTGCTGCCATGATTGGGGGAAGAAATTCGGAAGCAGGAGTTAGAATGATTTGCTACCGGTATTTGAGTGAGCAATAAAGTTGTTCTCTCATGTTCTTTCGTGTTCGTTGCAGTTCGCCTAAAAAGCTGATATGCTTATACTTGTAAAATCATAAAAAAACGGGGCAGCTATCCATGGAGGGAGGCTGTCCCGTTTTTATAACGCCAGATAAGAGGTGAGGAGGCCATGGCAAAGGAGCGGCGTTCAGAAGCCCTGCCGCCTGAACGGTGGGAGCGTCAGGATGGAGAAAGCGCACAGGCATTTGAGGGCTTTGCGCTGTATCGGGATATGGGGGCAGAGCGCAGTCTTGCGAAGGTCGCGCAGAAGTTAGGCAAATCCAAGGCTTTAATGGAGCGCTGGAGTGTGCGCTGGCAGTGGGGACAGAGGGCAGAGGCGTGGGATGCAGAATTTGACAGGATGGTCCGCCGTGCATTGGAAAAGGGCATTATAAGAATGCGGAGACAGCATGTTGACATTGCGCAGGCGATGCTGATGAAAGCGCTGGAGGCTTTAGAATTGATACCGCCTGCCAAAATGACGCCCAAGGATATAGCAGTTACGGTGGATGTGGCATCGAAGCTGGAACGTCTCAGCCGCGGAGAAGCGACAGAGCGGACGGAGGGGAAACAGGTCATAGCGGGGGAAATCAATTTCCAAAAGGTTGACTTAAGCAATGTTTCGGATGAGGAGCTTGCGATGCTGGATGAAATCACTGAAAAGATACTTGCAGAATAACCCGCAGGGTATGGAGCTGCTGCGGAAAGAAATTATCTGCGAAAAGGCGCGGCGGTCGATTGCGGAATTCTGCCTGTTTACCGATGCGCGGTATCAGATGAACTGGCACCACCAGCTGTTGTGTGAATACCTGGACGCTTTCACCAGAAAGGAAATCCGGCGGCTGATGGTCTTCATGCCGCCAAGGCACGGGAAAAGCGAACTGGTCAGCCGGAAGCTGCCAGCTTATATCTTTGGACACAACCCGGATGCAAACATCATTGCCACATCCTACAGCGCGGACCTTGCCCAGCGAATGAATCGGGACGTACAGCGGATCATGGACAGCCCGCCGTACCTCGACCTATTCCCGGATACGCATTTATATGGCAGGGGCGTCCGTGCGGCAACGGATCACTCCCTGCGGAATTCTGACATATTCGAGATTGTCGGACACCGGGGAAGCTACCGTGGGGCTGGCATGGGTGGCGGCATTACCGGCATGGGCGGCGATTACATCATAATTGATGATCCAATCAAAAACCGGGAAGAAGCCAACAGCGCGACATATCGTGAAAAACTGTGGGAATGGTATACTTCCACGCTTTATACCCGGCAGGAGAGGGACGGCTCCATACTTGTCACGCTTACCCGTTGGCATGAAGATGACCTCGCAGGACGGCTTCTGGAAGCAGCGAAGAAAGACCCGGAGGCAGACCAATGGGAGGTGCTGCTGCTCCCGGCAGCAGCAGAGGCGGAGCGCCATCATAAAGACCCGCGTCAGGAGGGCGAAGCCTTATGGCCGGGCAAATACCCGCTGGCAGAACTGCGGAGAATTCGGGCCACGATTGGCATATATGACTGGAGCGCCATGTATCAGCAGCGGCCGCAGCCAGCCGGGGGTACGATTTTCAGACGCGAATGGATGAACCAGACCTACAAGGAACTCCCTGCGAATGTGACGCTCATACAGTCCTGGGATTTGCCGTTCAAGAACAGCGAAGCAAGCGCGAAATGCGCGGGGATCGTAATGGCGCGGAAAGGGTCACAGCTATTCTTTGTTGATGCGGTGAATGATAAAATGAGCTTTACCGCCAGTGTAACGGCAATAAAAAGCCTGACTGCAAAGCATCCAAAAGCGCTTGCGAAAGTGGTAGAGGATAAAGCAAACGGCCCGGCTATTATTGATTATCTGGGTAAGACGATCCCTGGTATGATCCCGTTTAACCCGAAGGGGAGCAAAGAGGATCGTGCGCTTTCAGTCGCGCCATATTTTGAGGCGGGAAACGTCCTGTTCCCGGAATTTGCCCCGTGGAAAGCGGATTTGATAGACGACCTTTTGCGATTCCCCGGCGGGACGTACAAAGACACGGTGGACGCGACCGTCCAGGCGATTTTATACCTGATGAACAAACCGGCTTCCCGTCTTGGCGGCGGTGGGATGGAGAAAGAAAGCTATTGGCGCGGTTAGCGTGGAAAGGAAGTGACGCAGGGCGTGGACAAATTCAGAGAGTACGGCAGAACCGGGCTGTATCGGTTCCATACGGGCTGGATTTATGAGGAATTTTTGCGAGAACTGCAAGGCCGCAGGGGAATCGAAGTATATAAAGAGATGTCAGAGAATGACGATGTAATCGGGGCGATCCTGTTTGCAACGGAAATGCTGATGCGGCAGTGTAAATGGAGCATCCAGGAGGGCGGCAGAAGCGGCCCGGATTTGGATGCTGCCGCATTTGTACAGAGCTGTATGAATGATATGGAGGAAACCTGGAGCGACTTCATTTCGGAAGTATTGTCTTTCCTGACCTATGGCTGGAGCTATCATGAAATCGTCTACAAGCGCCGCATGGGGAATACAAAAAACCCGGAAACCCGCAGCAAGTACACCGACGGGCTGATTGGCTGGCGCAAACTTCCCATCCGATCCCAAGACACTTTATGGGAATGGCAATATGACACAAAGGACAACCTGCTCGGACTGATCCAGTGCGCCCCGCCGACTTATGAGCAGGTGTTTATCCCGATTGAGAAAGCACTGCATTTTAAGACCAAGAGCCGAAAGGGGAACCCGGAAGGGCGGAGCATCCTGCGCAATAGTTACCGGAGCTGGTATTTCAAGCGGCGCATTCAGGAGATTGAAGGTATCGGAGTTGAGCGGGATTTAGCGGGCCTGCCGGTACTGAAAGCGCCTGAAAACATGGACCTTTGGAGTGACGAAAACAAGGATCAGCTGGCAATCGCGGAAAGCATTGTACGCAGCGTCCGCCGGGACGAACGGGAGGGAATCGTGCTGCCGTCCGGCTGGGAGTTTACGCTGCTTTCGACCGGCGGGCGGCGGCAGTTCGACACCAACGCGATTATTGAACGTTATGATACCCGAATGGCAATGACGGTGCTGGCGGATTTTGTTCTGCTTGGACACCAGCAGGTCGGGAGCTTTGCCCTGTCCAGCGATAAGACCGAGCTGTTCAGTGTTGCGCTTGGCGCGTTCCTTGACCTGATATGTGAGGTCTTCAACAACCAGGCAATCCCGCGCCTGATAGACCTTAATGGGGAGCATTTCAAGGGGATTACAGATTATCCACAGCTTGTGCATGGAGATATCGAAACGCAGGATCTTTCAGCGCTCGGTGATTTTGTCAGTAAGATGGTCGGCATCGGCGCGATCACGCCGGACGAAAGCATGGAAGATTATCTCCGAATGGCGGCAAGCCTGCCGGAGCGTGATTTTGACACCACATATATGACCCGCGACAAGCCGCCGGAGAAGCCCGTACAGCCACAGGAAAGCAACGGGGATACGAAGCCTAAGAAACCCGAAACCGCCGCAGGAAACGCCGGAGAAGGGCATGAAGACGCACCCGGCGCGGAGGACGAAGAATGATCCGATTCACGAAAGCGAAAATGCTCCAAAAAGCAAAGCCCCGGAGCAGAGGGGACAAGAAAACGGCGCTTGATAAGCTGTATTCTTACCTGAATGCTGCCGAACCGGAAGCGATTGAATTTCTGGTTTCCTTCTGGAATACACAGGCGCAGGGTGTGACGTATGCAGAGCTGCGGGAAGCGTATCTTGCAGGTGAAATTACACCGCAGCTTTACCAGCGGTGGACGGAGGATTATTCCCGGTTTATTCAGGATAGGCTTGCGCCGCTCTGGGATCAGGCAGCGCAGGCCGGGGCGGCAGAGGTCAGCGCGAAATACCCGAAGTTCGTTTATGAGCCGTCCATAAGCGCAGCAATTGGATTCATTAAAGAGCACGGCGCGGAGCTGGTCACCAATATCACAGAGGAACAGCGCAAGGCGCTGAACGCGGTGGTTTCCCATATCAGCGGTTACACGGCGATCACACCGGATGAAGCGGCTCGGATGATTCGCCCTACGGTAGGTCTGACGGTCGGGCAGACGCTTGCAAACGTGCGGCACTGCGCAGCGGTCGAAGAAGCCTATCTGAAAGCCCATCCACGCTGCGATCCTGAAACCGCGAAGCGCAAGGCGGCGGAATCCGCTGCCCGGTACGCTGGACGGCAGCACCGTTACAGGGCGCAGAATATCGCCCGAACAGAGCTTGCCTTTGCCTACAACGCGGGCCACTACGGCGCAACGAGGGACGCGCAGGAGCAGGGTTATATCGGTGACTGCACGAAGACTTACCTGACCGCAGATGATGAGCGCGTCTGCCCCATCTGCGGGGCGCTTGACGGGGAAAAGCGCAATATGTCCGAGCCATTCAGCTTTGGGAAGCTGCTGCCGCCAGCACATCCTTCCTGCCGCTGTGCTGTAGCATATGAGGAAATCCTCCCCGACACGCGAATGATTGAAGCCGATTCACCGGCCTTGACCGATTCGGAAAATGATGATACGATAGTGACACAGAACCCGTGGGGGTTCCAGATGATTTCCGATGAACATGATATTGACGATGATGTAAGAGCGACTAACCCCAATTATTTTACAGGGACAGAATGGCAGGTAAACTGTCAGAGATGCGTTTCGGCATATGAGGCACGGCGGCGGGGGTTCGCGGTGAGTGCCAAACCGGCAATCATGGATGGGACAGATACCCTGCCGTATATGATGCATTCGCGGGGCTGGCCGAACGTTTACGCAGAAGGTGCCTCGTATCTGGAAACGCCGCAGGGGAAGACCGGCAGCACGGTGCTGAAAAGCATCTTATCCAGAATGAAAGATTACGGGGACGGCGCGAGGGCGATTGTCCGGGTGCGGTGGCAAAGCGGTGGCGGCCATGTTTTCATTGCAGAACAGGTCGGAGGAATAACGCGATTTGTTGATCCTCAGCCTGGAGAACTAGATGCAAGCTATTATTTCAGCAAGGGCATGATAAAACCTACTGAAACAAGGCTGCTGCGGATAGACGATAAGGATTTCACAGATTTAATCAAAGAGTGTGTTGAATAAGGAGAACTTTATGGTTGATATCAATACTGCGTGTGAGATGGTTATAAAAGGATCACCTTTTGAACGTGTAGAAACTGCAACGGACATCGGGCATAGTTTCGTTTTGGGTATGGCTGGAATTAACGGTGAACAGATTGACCGCCCGCCGTTTATGGTGAATAAGCAAACCGGAAACATTTCTGTTTGCTTCCCTCCCCTCCATTGGGATGAGCTCAAAAAAGGGAAACTGATAGAAATTCCTGTAAAGTATCAGCCGACTAAAATGTAGATAGAAAGCAGGGCGGCCAATGTGCTGCCCTGTTTCAATAAGAGGTATTTGCTATGGAGTTAAACGAAAAAGATTTGCATTGTCTTGCAAGAATGATGCAGGGCTTCATGTACATGGATCGCTGGTTTTGGGCTTGCGAAGGGAATTGCCGCTATGCCGAAGAATGCGCAAAGGAGTTCGGGGCAACGCATACCACTTACTTCAACACAGCCGTAAGAGATAAACTCTCAGACATCACAGGCGTTTACTGCGGTATGCTGATTAACCGCTTCGAGGCTGAGGAAAACGTAGCGGCCCATGAGTATCCTCACTGGAAACCGTAAGAAAGGGCAATAGGGCAATTATTGGGATCACCCCCATAATCGAATGATTTGGGGTAACGGTTCGCGGTATACACGTGCACAGGCGCAGGATAACCCGCAGGCTGATATAGCGTGTATTCTAATTTAAGTTCCGTATCTTCATCATCATACGGGCATTTTCCTGTTACCTTATCTTCACCAGACATACATGGTACCCCCTTTCATCTGAATTCAGCCTTGGCCGAGGCTGTATACCGATTGTAACACAGGTGAAAATAAAACACCAGACGCGAAAGCCGTCACTCGAAAGAGCGGCGGCTTTTCCATACCCGAAAGGAGTACAAAATGAGTGCTAAAACTTATAATCAGCTCACCAAAGCGCGGGACCGTCCGCACCGGTTGACCGTCATGAAGTCGGACGGCGACCAGCGGCTTGTATTCGGTTGGGCGAACGTAGCTGTCCGTGTGAATGGTGAGCAAATCGTAGACTGGCAGCAGGACGCCATTGATCCAGACGAACTGGAACGGGCGGCATATGACTACGTGGCGGGCTTCGGGACCGCCGGGGAAATGCACCAGCGCGGCGGCGTGGGACACGTGATTGAGAGTGTAGTTTTCACCAAAGAGAAAGCGGCAGCGCTTGGCATTCCGGCGGATATCCTGCCGGAGGGCTGGTGGATCGGCTTCAAAATCACGGACGATGAAGTCTGGGAGAAAATCAAAAACGGTGAATATTCGATGTTTTCCATCGAGGGGAAAGCCGTGCGGGAAGAAATGAAAGAAGGTGGTGCCTGATGGCGACCAAATTAAAGGGCTTAGCAGTGACCAGCGTTGACCTTGTGGATCAGGGCGCGAACCCTGACGCTCATATCCGGCTTTTCAAGCGCGGCGGGCCGGAGCCGGAACCGGCGGGCGATGCAGATGAAGGAATGATCCGCAAATTCCTGACGTGGCTTAGGAAAGGCGGCGACGCACCGGAAAGCAGCGGCGCGGAGACATCCACAGAAACCGTGGAAAAGGAAGCGCAGTCATTTTCGGAAAATATCAGCCGGGAGCAGATGCGGGCGATCATGTCACAAATATATGATTATTGCTACGCGCTTTCGGATAGTTTTTGTTCCATTATTTGTGACAAGGAGCTGGACACCGAAACGAAAAAGGGCATGATCCTCACAAGCCTGAATGAATTCACAGCTGCCATTCAGGGAGCGGCTGGTCAATGGGCGGCGGGTCAAAAGGTGGAGGATCTATCCGGCAGCAGCGCAGGCATTCAGAAATCCACAGCACAGCAGCAGGGGCTGGAAAAGCTGTTGCAAAAACACGAAAAAAGCGGCGTTGAACCGACCGGAACACCCATTACAGAAACGGAGGAAACAGACACCATGAGAATCGACAAGAGCAAAATGACCCCGGAGGAACAGGCAATGCTTGCGGCGTTTGAAAAGCGGTACGGCGTACCTGATGACGCGCCAGCTGCCGGACTGTCCGCAGCTGGTGACGGCGTGGCAAAGGGGGCGGAAGTCCCGCAGTCTGCCGCAGGCACGGAGCTTCACCCGGAAGTCCAAAAGGCGCTCGCAGAATTCCAAGAGCTTGCAAAGCGCCGGGACGCGGAGGTCGAAGAACTGAAAAAGAGCCTCGAAATGGAACGCCTGACTTCCATTGCAAAGAAATATGAGGTAACCGGCAAGAAAGCGGATGAGCTGGCCGCGAAGCTGTACGAGCTGAAAAAAGCAGGCGGCACGGTTTATGATGATTATGTTGCCCTGCTGGACGAAAACGTGAACGCCATCACCAAGGGCAGCTTGTTCGGTGAAATCGGCTCCAACCGTTCCGGCAGCGCAGGGACGAAGCAGGCCCTTGACATCAAAGCGGCAGAGCTGGCGAAATCCGCAGCTGGCAGCCTGACCACGCCGGAGGCAATCATTAAGGCGTGGGAGGAAAACCCGGAGCTTGCGGCGCAGTATGAAGCCGAGTACATGGGAGGAAAGTAAACAATGAGCCAGAAACAGTATTTAACCGCATTCATCCATAACAGTGCAAGCATTCGTGACGTTGTGGGCGCGGATATTACGGATGCCCCGCATAAGGCGGTCGCTTATAACGAAGACGGAAAACTGGTACTTCCGGCAGCGGATGGTGATCCGGCTGTGGGCGTTGTGCTCAGCGATGCAGCCGGATACGATACGGGCGCGGCACTGGTGACAAAAGCGGGCATGGAGCTTGACGTGCTGATTAAGGATATCGGCCTTGTGGAAGCCAAAGAAGCCATTGCAAAGGGTGATTTGCTGACGGCCAGCGCGGCGGGAACGGTTCAGAAAGCCGTATCGGGAAACTTCATCTTTGGTGTGGCAATGACGGCGGCACAGGAAGCCGGGGAGCTGGTACAGATACAGATCACCAAGAGCGGCTATCAAAAATAAGGAGGCAAAACTACAATGGAACTGACAGCTACAGACGTAGCGGCTTCGATTCAGAAGGGCGTATTCAAACCGCACATTTATTTGACGAACGTATGCCTGTCGTATTTCCAGAATGCGGCAGGCTATGTTGCGCGGAAGGTGTTCCCGATTGTCCCTGTACCGATTTCATCGGCGCATTTTTATGAATTCGATAAAGGCGACCTTGCGCGGGACAACGTTGTCAGAAAGCCGGAATTTGGGCGCGTGTCTCCCGGCATTTACGGCAAGCGCGAGAAGTTTTACCACTGCGAGGTCGATCAGGTGATTACCGGCATTGACCAGATCAGCACGCTAGATTTCCAGCGCACGAACGCCCCGGCAGTCATTGACCCGCGCCGCGTAAAGGTGCGCTGGGTAGCAGAGCAGATGAACATCCATCTTGACCGGGTATGGGCCGGGAAGTATTTCAATCCTGCCAGCTGGACGCACGTTTATACCGGCGTAAATACCGGTACGCCCGGGGACTCCCAATTTTGGTGTTTTGACAGTGCGAACAGTGACCCCGTAACATTTTTCAGCCGTCTGCGCAATCGCATGATTTTGTCCGGACTGCGGGAGCCAAATAAAATGGTGCTTGGCGCAAATGCCTTTGTCGCACTGACGAATAATCCATCTATTTTGGAGCGCATCAAGTATCAAGGCAGCGAGGCCAACCCGGCAAATGTTACCGAAAATGTCCTTGCACAGCTGTTCGGGCTGGATGAAATTGTTGTTGCAAAAAGTGTATATAATGCAGCACCCTACGGAGCGCCGGACGATATCCGGTTTATCTGCGATCCGAATGATGCACTTCTGACTTATACCACCAGCACACCCAGCATTGACGAACCCAGTGCGGGCTATACCTTTACGTGGGATATGCTCGGCAACGGTCAATATACGTCCGTACAGCAGTATCTTGGCGAGGGCGGAACGCATACAGAATTCATTGAAGGGCTTCTCTGTACCGATCCGGAAATTACGTCCGCAGACCTTGGCGTATTTCTCCGGGGCGCGGTCAGCGAGGGTTACGCGGCATAAAGAGGAGGAAAAAGCACGATGGCATATATCGCGAGTGCACCTGTCCGATTTGACAGAGATTATAAGATTGGCGAAATCATCCCGCCGGAGGCGATTGATTCGAAAAGGGTGAACAATCTGATTCGTATGGGCAAGATCATTTCCGCCGATATCCCCAAACCGAAGCAGGAGACGGACGGAACCGACGGCCCCAAAAGTGGCCCTGACAATTCCCCGGAAGATGAAGGGCCGCAGGCAGACAGCGCGGAACCCACTGAAATTCTGCCCGGCAGTTTCGACGTGGAACAGCTGGCAACGTGGAAAAATTCGGAATTGGAAAAGCTGGCCGCAGACCTTGGCGTGGACATTTCTAAAGCCAGGAATAAGTCGGAGCGTGCGCAGCTGATTGCAGCAGCAGAGATCCAGCATCCCGCAAAGGATGAGGGCGTACAGGAAGGCTTCGAGCCTCCCGGCGAATAAGGGGAACCGGCTATGACCTACAGCTACGACCCGACGAAAATCAGGGAGCGCGGCAAGGATCAGATGCGTTTCGAGCTTGGCGACACGGTGACAGAGGGCGGCGCAGATACCTGCGCCCTCTCCGATGAGGAATATGACGCCATTCTGGATGGCCTGAAAGAAGGTAAAAAGGCGTGGGTACGTGCAAAACTGGCGGTATTGGAAGCAATTATGTTCAGATTTTCGTATCAGGTGGATACAAAGGTGGACGTTCTGCAATACGGCCTCGGCGACCGTGCCGCGCATTGGAAGCAGCTTTATGACGACCTGAAAAAGCAGGCTCGCGCCTCTGTTTCGGTTCCGGCTATGTCATCGGCTATCCAAAATACACCGCCTTATTTTCACACAGGAATGGAAGAAAATCCACGTGCTGTGCATGGTGCATCCTCTCCCCCGTTCCGCAAAATGACAACGTAGGAGGCTGCAAATGTTTATGAATGCAATGAATCTGCGGCCCGGTCAGGAGCTGCGGGAATTTGACGTATTCCGGGACGGGGAGCACAAAACCGCAAGCGGCAGAGTCACCTCCAACGACAGGGAACGGCTCGGGACAATCAAGGCGATCCTCGCAGCGGCAAGGCCGGAGGAAAAGGAACGCTGGCGGCAGCTGGAGCATCCTGTTTCGCATAAGCTCATCCAACAGGGCGTACCGCCGTTTGAAGTCCGTCCGGGGGATTCCTTCATGCGCGGGGGTAGGCGGTATATTGTTCAAACCGTGCCCTATAATGTGGGTGATCTCGGACAGTGGACGATTTATTATTGTGATGAGCGGAGTGATGTGTGATGGCAAGGCCTATCAGTGCAGCAAAGCGGCAGTCTATTTCACGTGCGAACCAGAAATCGTCACAAATCATCGGAAAAATGATTGCAACAACGCTGAAAGGCGTACAAAAGGAAGTTTCCCAGAGGGCCTACAGAGCCAGCAACGAACTGCGGAACGCGGAATTGTACGTGCTTCGCGGACAGCGCAGCGGCAAAAAATACCGCGTGCCGGGAACCCGCAGGAAATACACAGCGTCTGCCCCGGGGGAATCCCCGGCTGTGCGGACGGGTGTATTTCGGTTGTCCTGGGGGACGCACGTTCACGTGGAAAAGAACGGCACCCATTTCCGGGCAGTTTCGGCGATTGAAAGCAAAGAACGGGCAGGCGGCAGGCTGCTTGGTGAAATGCTGGAAAACGGTACGAGCCGGATCGCGCCGCGCCCGTACAAGCAAAAGGTGATTGACCGGGCGCTTCCCAAAATCAAGGCAATTTATCAGAAACCCTATCAGGGTAAATAGGAGGATATTATGGCACTGCTTACAAACAGGACGCAGGCAGTATTTGACCTTTCCCAGATTCGCCGCGGGGACTGTATCCGCGTCCGCCGGACGGGCGACACTGCATTCCGAAACGGCTTTGTTACGGAGGCGGCTTCCGATAAACTGCGGCTGCTTTACTGCAACACGCAGAATAACGCGACTAGTTATCTTGACATTCTTGCAGCAGACGCGGCAGTCGGGGTTTGGGAAATTTATTGGACGGCTGATTTCCAGACGGTCAACTATGAGAACAACGCTCCCGGTACAGGCGCATGAGCACAGAAATCCGGCAGCTTATCTACGAGCAAATAACTTCAGATACGCAAATGGCGGGAATGCTGGCAGCCTATCAAGGTTTGCCAGCATTCTTTTACCAGAAATCACCCAGCGACAGCCGTCCGGGCTGGGGGACGCCCCGATATCCGCGCGTGGATTTCAATATTGACCTGCGGAACGACCCCGAGCGAAAGACCGCCGGAACGCTGACAGTCAACATTTGGTGTACCACGGAATGTCCGGCAGTCGGCGACCTCGACCCGGACCGGGCAATCGAACGGCGATTGCTGGAGCTGATTTCCGGCACGTTTTACACGGGAGCGGACTGTGCAACCATTTGTGCGGATTGGGAGCGTTCGGATGAATTTGTGTTTGAGGGCGGCAGCAGCGCACGGGACAACACGGCGCCGGAGGTATATGGGTTGACCATGACCTTTGCGCTGATGGCGTTTCCTGAACAAATCTCCATTACGCCTGACCCGGTGCAGGGGCTGAACGCGTGGGCAAAACAGCACTTTCCGCAAATGAACGTAATTGCATTTGACGAATTACCGCCCATTTGGAAACCTTCGGATGAAGCCCCGGCGCTTTATTGGCGTTTTGAGGGCATGTCCGGCAATAACCAGCAGAGCTATGCTGTGGCATGGTTCACGGGGAAATTTGCGGCGCACGTTATCGCGGACAGCGTGGCAGAACGCAACAAATGGACAAAGTCAATCATCGAATTTGCACAGATAGAGGGTGAAGTTGTCCTTTCGGACGGAAGCCCGATGTTCATCAACCGGCTGGAAGTACGGCACAGTGCCGATCCTCTGCGGGAGGGACAGCTGGGGCTTACCGGGCAATACGGCGTAATGAACCAGCCGCAGAAGGAACTTGCACAAACCAAACTTTTAAGACCGAATTTACAGCATGAGAAGGGAGCAATCGGCATTATGGCAGAAGCGGCTTATAAAACGGCAGAATTGGCAGCAAAGGCACGTCAGCTGTTCGGCACGACCCCGGAGGTTGTGACCGTAGCGCTTCGGGGCGCGGGCATGGAGTCCGCAACTGTAGAGGAAACAAGGCAAATCGTTCAGGATTTCCTGGGCAGGGAGGTGCAGTAAATGGCATCGTTTTTCATTATTGGGGAGAAAAAGACGCGTCCGGGCGTGTATTTCCGATATGAGAATTGGGGCAGGCCGCCGGTCGCGGGCGTAGACGACGGCAAATGTGCGGCGGTATTCCGTTCCAACTGGGGGCCGCTCGGAAAAGCACTTGTTTTGGAACAGTCGGAAGATATCGCAAAGCAATTCGGAGACGGCGGAGAGAACGGGACGACTGCGGTTCCGATGGAGCAGTTTAAGGGCGGCGCACGGCTGGTTTACGCGGTGCGTCTCGGCAGCGGCGGTACGCACGGCGTGTATCAGATCGAGGACGATGCAGGAAACGCCGTAGTGCAGCTCACACTGAAATATCCCGGCAGCCGCAGCCTTTCCGTGGCGATCCGGCCCACGCTGATGGATGCCGGAAAGACCGAGCTTTTGATCCTGGAAGGGACGGAACAGCTGGAATCCCTGACTTTCAGCAACGCGGAAAACAGCGTTGCCGCACTGCTGGAAGCATTCGAGAAACAGAAAAGCAGTTACTTTGTGCTGACCAAACTGGTGGACAGCACGGAAAAGCTCAAGACCATCGACCAGGTAGAAATCACAGGCGGAACCGATCCGACGGTCAATGTTGCGGCCTACAGCGCGGCATTTGAAGTGCTGGAATCCAACCGCTGGAACGTGATGGCGATCGACACCGCCGATACCTCGATTCAGATGATGATGCAGCTTTTCCTGAACCGGATTTATCAGGGCGGCAAGTTCTGTATGGGCGTTATTGGCGAACCGACAACGATTGATTTTGACACCCGTTTGAAGCACGCCAGCGCTTACAATGACTATCAAATGGTCTATGTTGGAAACGGCTTCACGGACATTGCGGGCAATGTTTACGAGGGCTGGCTGGCAGCGGCGCGGATTGCCGGACTGATTGCAGGCACGCCCAGCAACGAGAGTATCACGCATCTTGCAATTACGGGTGCAACCGAGGTTACGGAGCTGCTGACTAACAATCAGCATGAGCGTGCGATCAAAGCCGGGGCGCTGATGTTCAGTGTTTCGGCGGCTAACACGGTATGGGTCGAACAGGGCATCAATACGCTGGTTCTGCCCGGCACTAAGGAAGACCTTGGCTGGCAGAAAATCAAACGTGTGAAGGTGCGTTTTGAGCTGTTCCAGCGGCTGAATGACACGGTAGAACCGTTGGTTGGCCGCATTAACAATGACCCGGATGGACGCATGACAGTGATTCAGGTTTCAAATGCGGTATGCCAGACGATGGTCGCAGAACGGAAGCTGCTGGCTGGGGCGCACGTCGAGCAGGACGAGAATAATAAGCCCGAGGGCGACAGCGCATGGTTTGTTGTTTATGCGGATGATATCGATGCACTTGAAAAGATGTATTATTGCCTTAAGTTCCGCTTTGCGCCGGACGATGAAGAGTAAGGGGGGATAACACATGGACGGATTGAACGACCAGAGTTTGCTTGACGTAAGAAAACTGATCAGCGGCAAAGACGGACGGCTGTTTGTGACAACCAAAGCCGGGACGAATATTTTCCTTGCTGAGGTGGATACGTTCCAGACACAGGTCTCCCCGGCAAATCAGGATTACCAGCCGGTCGGCAGTGCGCTCATTTATTCGGTCAACACGGGCTACACTGTCACGCTGACACTGACGGAGGCCGTTGTGCGGGATGAAGTTATGCTTGATGAGCTGATTACCGACTTGCAAAACGGTTATTTTCCGACATTTGATTTCCAGGGGAAGATGCGCCGCAGGGATGGACAGTCCGAGCGGATCGTTTACCGCAACTGCGTGCCGGACGGCACCGTCGATCTGCAGACGCTGAACCCGGGTGAAATTATTAAACGGAATTGGAGCTTCCGCGTCAATTCAACGCCGGAAATGCTGGAAAAATTCAAGGATGCCGAGTGGAGATTGGCAGAATAAACAGGAGGAAATGAAAAATGTCTAAGAATACAATGCCGGAAACTTTTGATGAAAATATTGGCAATACGAAAGAAGATATCCTGATGAATGAGAGCGATATCCTGCGCGGCCTGATTGAGGCGGGCCGTGAAAAGGAGAATGAGAACGCCTACGAAAAGATTCAAATCAGGCGCGGCGGCGTTCTCAAGTTTGAGTTCCGCATCCGGCCCCTGTCGGAGGATGAGACGAACGCCTGTCTTGACCATGCGTCGAAGTTCGCGCCCCGCAGGAAGGGACAGCCCAAGCGGAAAATCGAGACGGATTCGGCTAAGTTCCGCTCTTGGCTGATCTACACGGCGACAGTTGATGAGGACAGGAAAAAGACCTGGGATAACAAGCAGGCGCAGGAAGCGCTCGACATCCTGCACGGCGTGGATATGATCGATGCGGTTCTGCTGGCGGGAGAAAAGGATGCGGTCATTAGCCGGATTGATGAGATCAGCGGCTATGGCAGCGACGACGGCGAAACGCCGGACGATACAGCAAAAAACTGATAGAGGCACGGGGCAACACCTGGCTGATGCTGAAAGTGTGTGAACGGTTCCCAAAAACCGGGACAATAACCGATTATATGGCGCTGCCGCTGGGGGAACGTGCGCTGTATGACCAGTACACGCTTGACGCGCTGGAAGCGGAAGCCAGGACCCCCGTGCTGAAAATCGGGAAATAAGGGGGCGGCGCAATGAATGAAACCGTTACCGTGATTGATGTTGTAGCGCAGGTCACGGACGATACAGCCAGCGGCGCACAGAGCGCTGCCCGGAACGTGAGCAGGCTGGAGCAGTCCATGACGAGGCTCCGGTCACGCATTGACGGCATGAAGGGCAAAAGCAAGCTGGAAGTGCGGGCTGAGATGCGCGACATGGCAACCAGCGGCATCCAGCGCATTGCATCTGCCGGGAAAAAGCTGGCCGGGAAGGTCTGGACCGTCACCCTCAAAGCAAAAGATTTTGTTACAGCCCCCTTTCGTAAGATTGCGGGGCTGCTGTCAAATCCAATCGCACAGGCAGCGGCCTTTGCCGGGGTATCGCTCGGCGTGGCAGATACCGTCAATACATTCAAAAGTTTTGAGCAGGGCATGGCGAACGTCAAGGCAATTTCCGGCGCAACCGGCGCGGAATTTGCCGAATTGACCGCAACCGCAAAGCACCTTGGCGAAACGACCATGTTTTCAGCGGCACAGGCGGCAGGCGCAATGGAAAACCTTGCAATGGCCGGCTGGAAAAGCAGGGATATTGTGGCCGGTATGCCCGGGCTATTGGATCTTGCCGCCGCTGGGGATGTTGAGCTTGCAACAGCGGCGGATGTTACCTCTTCTGCGTTGGCACAATTTAATATGGCGGCGAACGAAAGCACACGGGTAGCGGATGTCCTGGCGGCAGCCGCAACCAACAGCAAGACCGATGTCGCCGGTCTGGGCGAAAGCCTGAAAATGGCAGGCACACAGGCGGAGGCATTGGGCTACAGCATTGAGGATACAGCCCTTGCGCTCGGATTGATGGGCAATGCGGGTGTGGACGCTTCCAGCGCTGGCACGGCGCTGCGCTCCACCCTTGCCCGTATGGCAAAGCAGGAGGGGCTAAGCGCTGACGAAACGAATGCCGTGACCGAAGCAATGCAAAAGGTCGGGGTATCCCTCACGACAACAGAGGGGAAATCAAAATCGCTTATGGCGGTTATGAAGGAGCTGCGTAAAGGTTTCCAGGGCATGAGCGAAACCGAAAAGGCGGCAACGGCATCCAACCTTGCGGGTATGTACGCCCAAAGCGGGCTTCTCACGATTGTCAATGCTTCAGAGGAAAAGTTTAACGAGCTGGCCGCAGCGATTGAGAATGCGGAAGGTTCTGCTTCCAGAATGAAGGATATCCGAATGGATACGCTGCAAGGTTCCTTGTACTATCTGCAAAGCGCGGCAGAGGGCGTCAAGATTGCACTGGGTGAAAAATTAAGCCCCTACCTTAGACGGCTGATAGACTGGCTGACACGTAAAATGCCAACAATTCAAAACGCAGTCGGTGGAACGGTTGATTTCATCACCGCAAAGATTGACGATGTATCAAAGGCGGTCGCCTCTTTGACACGAAGCCCGGAATGGAAACGCGCTGAAACGTTATGGGATAAGGTCGAACTTGCATGGGGTAAGCTGATTGCAGAACCATTTGACGAATGGTGGAGCGGTACCGGCAAGGCCTGGCTTGCGGAGAAAGCACAAGGAATTGGCAGCGGTATCGGAACCGCACTGAAATCCGGAATCCTTGCCCTTTTAGGCGTAGATGTCACCGGAGCGGTCGGTAACGGCATGAGCATCGGAAAATCATTTGCAGAGGGCTTCATGGATGGATTTGATGCAAAGGCAGTTGCAAAGGGCATATTAGAAGCGTTCAAGGCCGCAGCAAAGGACGCAGCTGGTGTTTTCACCGGAGAAAGCAGCAGCACCAGCGGGCTTTCGGCGGCGCTGCTGGGTTATGGTGCACTTAAATTGGGGGCTGGAAAACTCGCTGTATCTGGAGCTGGAAAACTATTTGGAATAACATCAAAATGGCTTTCAAACAGCAGTATAGGAGAGGGCTTTCGATTATTCAATACAGCACAACAAGACCCACGTGTCGTAGGTAGTGCTGCACAGAGTGCACTTGGACTTGCACAATCTGGTGCGCTTGGTTTTGGTATGAGAATTGGAGCAACAGCAGGAAGATTAAAAAACTATATTATGACAGGCACTTCAAAAATCGGAGCACTTGGAGCTGGATCAGTCACCGCTGGCATTGGCGGCGCGGTTGCGTCCGGTGCAAGCCTCATCAGCGCACTCAAGGATGTTTCCACGGCTGTTAAAACCAATGACATTGGAGAGCGTGGCGCGAACGCCCATTCTGCTATGCTGAAGGGTGCCGGTGTAGGAGCTGGCGCGGCGATTGGAGCCGGGATTGGTGCGCTGATTCCGATTCCAGGGATTGGCGTAGGAGTAGGAGCACTGGTTGGTGCGGGCCTTGGCGGACTTGTTGGAATGTACAAGGGGAATAAAGTTAAGTCGGATTACTATGAAAAAGAAGCTGCAAGGGCGAATGCGCCTGCACTTGCTGCGGAACAGGCGCAGTACAAGAGTCAGGAGCTGAAGGACGCGCTCGCAGATGCCAGCGTATCGGCTGATGATTTCGCAAAAATGCTTGAAAAGACGGTTCGTGTGGATATTTCAAAGCATTTCGGCAAGGTGGCGCTGAGCGCGTCCGAAATTGCCAATATTGCAGGAAGCATCACGAATATGGGAGACGCAGAGGCGGCAGAATCTTTTCAAAATGCTGCTTCCAGCAAACAGTCTGCGTATCAGTCAATCGGTTCGCACGCCGGAAACCTTGGCAAGCTCAACTGGAAAATCGGGCTGGGCCTTGCACTTGACGAAAACGAACGCGCCTCATGGGAACAGGAATTAAACGGTATTTATTACAGTGTCCAGGATTATTTGAATAACGCTCATTATGAGGCAAATACAGCAATCAAACTGCTTGTCGGCCCTGACAGCGACTTTGATTTTACGGGATTGGATTCCGTATACAGCAGCCTAAATGAACGGCTTCAGGGGCTTGGAGAGCAGTACAAGGGCAAAATTGAGCTGGCTTTAGAGGATGGCATAATCACGCTGGATGAACAGGCAGAAATCCAAAGCCTGCAAGATCAGATTACAGCAATCACGAGCAAGGTTGCGGAAATCGAAACTACGGCAAGCATGAAAGCGCTGCAAATCAAATACAGCGGCGCAGCGCTTGACGCGGACAGCTTCGCAGCCCTGCAATCCGAGCTGGCCGCACAAGTGCAGAATGCCACAAAAACCTATGATGACGCGCTGAAAGTAGGCATTCAGTCGCTTGAATTGCAGCTTGGTGAGGGTGTAATCGATCAAGAAAAATATGATGCTCAAATTCAGGCATTATCGGAGCAGTATGAAGCTAAGATTCATGATTTACAGATTGCGGTTGAGAGCTTCCAGCTGCAAAGTATCGCGGACGCATATGCCCGCGATTTGGACGGAATCCTCCCTGATATCCAGGGCACAACAGCGGAAAAGCTGCAAACTGCGATCGGAAACGCTATGGCCTCCGGCGTAGACGTGACCGCCTGGAGTGCTGAAACAGCCGCGAAATGGCTTGGTATCGAAAGCCTGAACAAAGAAACACAAACGGCAATCACCGGACTGGTATCCTCCGTCGCAGAAACCCTTCCAAAAAGTATGCGGGAGGGCATAGCCAAAGGTTTTCAAGATGCAGAGGTCGGCAATGGCGTCAGCGAAAGCCTATCACAGGAAATCATGAACGCAGGCATGGGGCCGATTCAGAATGCAGCTGACACGCTAAAAACGAATACCGGAAATGCGCTTGAAGCTGTATTTAAGGATGGTTTTGACATGCATACAACCGTTCGGCTGACTGCTGATTACTCCATTACGAATCCTACCCCGAACCTTATTCCATCAATCGATATGCGAAGCGGTACAGCGTCCATCATGGCGGGCGTTGCGAAGAACGCAAATGGCAGCATAGTTTCCGGCCCCCTGTTATCGCTAGTTGGTGAGGACGGGCCGGAAGCAATCATTCCGCTTTCCGGCAAGTATCGCGGCAGAGGGCTTGACCTCTGGGAGAAAGCCGGGGCGCTGCTCGGCGTGAAGCAGTACGCAGAGGGGGATATTGTAGGATATGACTTCCCCGCCGCTGATCCTGGCAGCAGCAACGGCACAAACGCAGTCGTTCCGGTGACCATTGAAAACCTGACTTTTGAGATTCGTGTAGACGGCGGAGGGAAGGACGGGCAGGCATTGGCAAACGAAATTGCAAAAACGATCCGGGAGCAAATGCCTGAAATTACGAACCAGGTTGCGCAGCGTATTGCGGAAGCATTACAGCAAATTTATTCCAATACACCGAAAGCAAATTGGAAGAGGTGATGCAGTGGATATTTATTTGACGAATCTGGAGACGGGCGACCGTCTCCGATTCCCCATGCTGCCGGAGGAAATCAGCGTAAAGTTTGGAAATCTGTTTACAAACTATACCATTCTGAATATCGGAGAGGTTAAAACGCCGAACGGGACCTCACTTGATACCATCAGCTGGAGTGGGATTTTTCCCGGGGAACCGCGTAAAAACGACCCGTATATTTGCGAGTGGCGCGATCCTAAAGAGGTTTACAAATGGCTGGCCGAGCTGAAAACTCAAAAGGGCAAACCGGTCAAAGCACGGCTTTTGGTGACCGAAACGCCGATCAACTGTGACGTATACCTGAACAGCCTGACCGGCAAACCAACCGGCGGATATGGAGATATCAATTACTCTATCAATTTGATACAGGCAAAGGAAATCAAGCTGAGTACGACGGATGAAATTGCAGCGGCAGCGGCCACGGCAAAGGCACTGACTGCCGCAGGCATAGCAGCGGCGGCTTAGCGTCGGGGAAGCCGCTGACAGCAGCTATGACGCTGGCAGCTGGTTCGTCGAAACTGGCGGCAAAGATGATGAAATCATGTGCATCCCCCGACCGTCCCGACCCTCCGGCGGCGGCCACTTACACAGTCGTGAAAGGTGACAGCCTGTGGAAAATTGCGCAGAAGACATGGGGGAAAGGTTCAGATTATGAACGGCTGTACGAGGCCAACAAGGAAATCATTGACGCTCATAAGGGCGGTAAAAATATGATATGGCCGGGGGATATCCTGACGATACCCAATTAAAAAGTCTGCCGGAAATATTCCGGCAGGCTTTCAAAAAGGTGATTATTCCTGATCCTTTGCATCGGCGATTGTGTCGAGCAGATTGCAGAGCTCATCAACTGTATAGGTGTCTTTGCCACTGTTTTTCAGGAGACGGCGCAAATCATAAAGTACCGCCTTTTGCGTATCCTTACGTTCCTTTTCCGTTCCCAACCTGTCCACCTCCTTCTTTTTATGCTATTGTACCATGAAATAGAAAATCTGTACACAGATAAAAATAACAAATCCATAGGACAAAGTTTGACAGGAGGCTATATACACATATTTTCGGGAGTGAAATAAACAAATGAGTATAGATGCTGCACTGCTGGATTACAGCGCGGAACTTATCACAGAAAGCGGCGCAGTTTACCGGCTGGATAACGCTTTGCTTTCCCTCTCATGGGAGGAGCAGGAAGGGCAGCTCGCGCAAAAGGCTATGCTTACGATTGTAAATGCGGCAATCGGCTCCAAATGGATCATGTCCTATGCAAAAATTAACTGCATGATCCGGATTTACGGCATGTGGGGCGCAGGGCGGCAGCTGTTATTTGAGGGGTATATCTGGGAGTGGCAGTATGTCAGCGAATCCAATAAAGAGTTTTCCATTACGGCATATGACCCCTTGATCCGTTTGCAGCAGAGCAAGGACTTCAAATATTTTTCCGCAGGACTGACGACTCCGGCGCTTCTTGAAAGCATCTGTTCCGACTGGGGGATCACACTTGATTATCAGTGGAGCAAACAAATCACCCATCAGAAAAAGGTGTTTAATGGCGAAACCATCAGCGATATGATTATCAAAACACTTGATGAAGTGCGGCAGCAGACCGGTGAAAAATATGTGCTGATGTTCAAAGAAGGAAAACTGCTGATTGATGATTACGGTAAAAACAGTGATGTTTATAAATTTACATTTGAAAACACAATCAGCACGACGGACCGGCTTTCCATCAGCAATCTTGTGACCAAGGTAAAAATCATAGGCAAAGCCGATGATGACGGACGTTCGAGCGTGGATACGGTAGAAGACGGTGACCAACAGTATGGCGTGCTTCAGGAAATTGTAAAGCATGAAAACAAGAAGGACCTTGGCGATGCAAAAGCGGAAGCACAAACCATTTTGAAGGAGCGCGGCAAACCGGCCGAGACGATATCGGTCAACACGCCTGACCTTCCGTTCCAGGGCAACAGCATTTACTTTCCGGAAATTACCATATGCAGTACGTTGGGACTTAAAGCGGCCATATAGCGCTTTT